GTATATGACCGAGAACTTTTGGATTAAGTCTAATAATGCTGAAGACGGCAACTGGTATAAGGTCCAAAAAGTAATCAATAGCAACACGATGCAAATTGACAATAATTACTTAGGGCCTTCAGGGGTTGGTATTAGTTTTACTATGGGACAAGTCCCACCATATCCAGAAGAATACCATGAGGCCGCTGTAAACTACGCTTGTTTCAAATTTTTCGCGATGCGAAAAGACACAGACAGCTCTGCGATGTATAGGAGCCTTTTTGAGGATGCTCTTAAACAATATCGCGAAACATACGGCTCAAAGACAACTAGTGGGGTGATTAACCCGAATAGACGTAGGGCGGCAGGATTATCCGATGTACTTACGATGGGAAGATTAACGGAGGGATTGTAGCATGGCGTTAGGCGATAGCGGAAGTCGTATGGTCGGTAGCACAGAATTTTATGGTGGCTTATCGACAGACAGAAAGATTGGAATCGAGAACTCGTATTATGATGGCGAGTGTTTAGATGTGCGTAAAAGCCCATCTCAGATGACTGTTTTGCCAATGTCTAGAAAACTCCCCGATAGTGGCGTGGTTACTGGCTTAATCACCGCTATGACGCAATCTAAGGACGGCAACATCTGGGCAATAGACGATAAGGGCAAGTTGTATAAAATAGACGAGAACAACGCTATTAGCGTTGTTTCTACAAAGGCTAACTCATCTGGCTTTAGTTTAGAGACATCAGATATTGACGATGGCCTGTGGTGGGCAGATGGTGGCCATAAGCTCTACTCATACGGCCATATTATGAATCCAGTGGGGACGGCAAGAGCCACTAATGAGCATGAGTTTATTGAGGATAATTCCGAATATATCAATTACGCTATCGAAATCCAGAGAGACCATGACAGAATCATCTATCAATCCGATGAAGACATTAGAAGAAGTGCAGGCACCCAAAGCGTCCCAGTGCAGACATCTATAAGCGAGACCGAAGCTAATAAGATATTATTTTTACCTGCCGCTATCCCAGTGGCTAAGATTGGCGTACGATTCACGGCAAAGGGAGCAGGAACGGTTCGGTTAGAAGTTCATGATGAAAACAACGTAGTTATAGCATCTAGTGTAGCTAAAAACTCTGCTGACGTATCAACGTCTGGCTATACATATTTCGACGTTAGGCCAAATCCGACTAAAGACTTGGATGCGTCTAACCAATTTACTTTCACTCCTTGGGCTGGCGATACAATCGAGGCTGGCACTGTTATGCATATCCACGTGGTAGCCTCTAGTGCTGGCTATGCAATCAAGTCCTCTGTGGCTGATAGTTTATGGCTAACAGCCGATATTACATCTACGGCCACGGTGTTACACGAAACCTTTAACAAGAAGCATCCAATCTGTATCTATGATAAGTTGTATATTGGTAACGGAAGATATGTCTCGACAAAAGAGAGCTCACCTTTATCGTATATAAATGACACCTTGTTTATCCAGGACGCATTGAGGTTAGATGATGGTTTCGAGGTATGTTGTTTTGGCTCTTCTGATGAATACTTAATGGTTGGTGCAGAAAAGTACTCAGTGGGCTCCAAGAGAGGATTCCAGGCAGGAAGAATCTATTTCTGGGACCGAAGAACAGAAGGCCCTAATTTCTATATTGACTGTACAATGGGTGCTCCGAAATGTATTTATAACTTTGGGAATATCGTCTATGTAGTAGTAGACGGGGCTTTGTATGCCTATACAGGTGGCAAGGAGCTCATAAAAGTACGTACGCTTAGTGGTACTGATACGGAATATACTGGCAGAAATTCAGTAACCGAAATTAACCCAAACATGATGGCCGTGCGAAGAGGCATCCTGATGATTGGATTCCCGAGCAAGACCACCGCCTATAAAGTGAGACACGGCGTTTACGCTTTCGGTAGCGTGGATAAAAACTATCCAAATTGTTTTACCTATAATTATCGAATCCCAGCTGAGACACCAGATAAAACATTGAAACAGTACAATTCAGACGACCAACAGTTAGAGATTGGTGCCGTCTATAATTTCAGCGACACGTTATTTTACTCGTATAAGGTTAAGGAGAAAAATAAGCCACAACCAACTTATGGTTTAGCGGTCGTAGATAATGATAGCGGTACATCAACTAGTTATATGTGGAAGAGTCTTCAGTATGATGCTGGCAGTCCAGCATTCCAGAAGACTGCCTTGCGAGTCGGCATTTACTTTGACCCATTACCAGCCAACACAACTATCACGCCAATGTACCGAATTGATGATGGAGAATGGGTATTAGGCCCAGCCACAGCTACCACTGGAGATAGATACATAACCTGTGAAATCAATACGCGTTTCCATGAATTACAATATGGGTTTATCGGGACCACGGATAATGATATGCTCACACCAGTAATTAAGCAAGTGAGTGCCGAAATCCGAGTTAATAATGAGGAGCTAAAACTATAATGATTGAATATGGTTATAATGATAAAATAGCTGATGTTGTAAGACCACTGGGTCAGGGAAAAGTTTCTAAAACAGAGTACGGATTCAGGACAGTCGATAACGTAGAAATCAGCGATAATGCACATCAAAAGAGGGTTGGGGCTGGTGATTTAGGTACTGGCCAGCTCCGTGGCACTCAGAGAATTAGGGGCCAAATCCAAGTTGTGAACGCCAACGGCCGAAAGGTTATGGTGATGGGGTACGGCAAAGGTAAGTTTTAGGAGCCCATTATGGAATATCGGCCGAATAAGAAAAACTTAAAAAAACGTGCTGATTATGGCGTGCGTGTAGCTAGACCAGGGTATGACGCTAACAACTGCGCACAGAATCAGTTGCTTTTTAATTCCAACTGGCCGATTTTACAAATAGCCAATGTCTTAAAGATGGATAACTTCATCACTGAGAGTGTTTATGAGTACAAAATCACCACCACGGTGATGGATAAAACTACCTGGAAACAAGTTAGTAGCTCTGAGGTTATTAGTTACCCGACAGAGCCACCAGCTGGATATAATGATACCAACACATTTGATTTTGACCCCTACGAGAATAACACTGGCTATCGGCTCATTAGCGTTAATAAAAAATATGTCAGGAAGCCTCTTGCAGGCAAGAGAACCTCTTATATCTATCCACACGAGAGCCAAACCAACGGCAATCTCATAACTACGGTCTCTAGAATCTGCATTCTGTCTACATACGCTAAGAAGCAACATCGCATGGGGTTCACTCCGTTCTTTATGATGAGTGATGATATTTCTAGTGTGCCAGGTTACATAGTATTGTTCTCAATCGATATCGCTACTGATGTAGATTATCCATACACAGAAAAACCACTTGGTATGCTTAAGCTTAACAGAGATTACGGGATTAAGTCCTCTTCTAAATTCGGAAGAAACGTACCAGGGCTTAGCACCAATATGTTTTCTAAACTAGTTCAAGCCGTAAAAACCGAGAAGACATCTTTGGTCGGCAATGGAGACAAGAGGGTGATTTGGTCGCCAGTGAAGAGCCCAAATGAAGCGAAAAATGGAGCTTTACTACCGTTTGAATTTTACTCTTTTATGGGGAATAGTAGCACAAATTCCGAAATAGATGGTGGAACGTACTATTCTCGTGATTATCCGTTTTATATGAGTGGTAATAATGGCTCTGCCTTAAAGGACGCATGGGCAGTGTCGTCTACATCTTTTCAGGCTGAAGTAACGACTAAAAACAGTTTGGTGGTATTAAGAAGCCCGATGGTGAGTCCAGAATATGAGGAGATGGTGATATCATGAGTGATTATGGATTCTGCACCTATGATGACAAGACTGGCAAAAAAATAAATGGCGTGGTCAACTCTAAGTGGCCGATTTTTGGTCCCCTCTATCCAGACATCAAAAGGGCCTTTAGGACAATACACATTACGGACACTAATCAGTATGATTTTAAGTCCGCTTCGACAGTGAAGTTACCGCCCGCTAGAAGAAATACCATCTCGCAATATCACGGATACGGCAAAGTGTTAGTCGCAACTATCCCACATGGGTACAAGAAGAGACCTATGGGGTATGCAACCATCTCTGGTAGTTTTGTAAAAAACACTAGGGGTAAGTGGGTGCATACTAAGAACGTAGATACTTATAGTTTATTCCCACCAGCTGCGACTCTGTACGGGGTCGGTACTATAACTGGCAATATGCAATCTGCCGTAGGTGGTGGTATCAGACCGACCGCCGAAAATGGTAGCTTTAATACCTTTGAGACCAACACATTCGATGCCTGTAATATCACCTACCCAGATAAAACATACTGGTTCTTTATGGATAATAGATATGGCATCCCTGGCAACAATAGCACAGAAGAAGATGTATTTGGGACCAGTAGACCGCCGTATAGTGTGGAAATTGATGATAAAAATGTATACCTATATAGACATTATTACTGGAGTGATGTTTATAAACGAGATTACTTCTTTGATGAAGGGGTCGTTGCCTGGGATGTTACCGCAAGAACGTATGGGATTATCGACTTTGCAGGTTCCAGCTTTGATTTAACAATTTATCTATGTCCATATTCTATGGAGGAATTATTATGAACAGCAGCACATATTGGGACAATCAGTACCGAAACTTAATGAACAATCAGCCGCAAAAGGCTAGCAGTTACTATAACCAGAGCTTTGTCGATAAGATAAATGATGCTCAGAAAAATATCGATAACTTAGTCAGAGAGAAAGACAAGAGCTGGTCCTCTGTCAATCAAAGACAAGATGACTACGATTCTTTTTATGGCGGCATGAAAAAATACGGTGATGTATATAAGGAATCCGAAAACGAATTTGGGGTGAAGAACGCCCAGAACAATTACGAAAAGAACAAAAAAGCCTTAGCACTAGCGGAGAGTACATTAAATGCTCTTCCTAGCACAATTAACGCATCATCTAACAGGGTTTTAACCCAAAGCCAACGTGAGAGTGTGTACAACACACTTGCAGATAGGGCCGTGCGTCAACGTGATGCTATGCAAAATAGAACCTCTGCGTATGAAGATGTGTGGAAAAATGCAAGACAGAACCAATCTGCATATGCTCAAGCAGAGATGTCTAGCCAATGGAGTAAACTAGGCGACTATAATAATGCCTTCAAAATCGCGACAGACAAATATATGGACGCTGAAAAAAGGTTGATGGATAGTAAACTAGAAAAAAGCACTTGGCAGAGCGAGTATAGAAGCTGGCAGTACCGTCAATACGGCAATGCTCAATCTGTATGGTTAGGAAAGATGACCACTGCTCTTAATAGATATATGCAAGCATTAAATACAGAGATGACCTTAAAAGAAACCGAGGCTGATAAATCTATAGCTTACAGCAACGCTCAAATCGCTCAGCGCAATCAGGAATATAAGAGCAATCTAGCAGAATCATTAGTGAATAATTACCAAAACAGACAGCAGGCTAGAAACTCCGCTTCTGTGGCAAATGCTGGCGGATTTTTCGGCCGTTTGGCATATTTAAGCTCTAGGTAGCTTTTGATATTTACGTTTAATTAAGATATAATAACAATTAAATAACCACAAAGACTTCCAGTCGTGGACAAGAAAGGAATAACATGGCTTACAACACATACTTTGGGTCTAAACCTGTGAGCGACTGGGTAGCGAACGGTCCAGCCGAGAGTGGCCACAATTTTATTGACCGTATTAACGAACAAAAAACGGCCATAGGAGACCAACAGAACAAATATAACGCCCAATATAACAAAATTGGTCAAGCACAAAGTGCTTATGACCAAGCTTATGGTGGGCAGCAATCTTATGGGGACTTATACCGCCAAGCCAAGGGCGAAGAAGGTGTTGATAACGCTAAATCTCAGTACGAAAAGAGCTTAAACAGTGTGAACGCCACTATTTCGACCATGAACACCTTACCAAGCTCTGTGAACGCTAATTCCAATGTGGTTCTTAATTCTAATCAGAGAAACGCAGCCCTCGGTAATCAGATGGCTAGATACCAGAATACTCTTGATTATCAGACAAGACAAAACGCTGGTGATTTAAGTAGGTATCAGAACGCCCTAGGGGCTGCTCAAAATCTTGCTAAGACTAATATGGGCCAAGAACAAGCTAAGGTCGCTCAATCTATGACTAACTTGCAAACCCAGATGGATATGGCTAATAAACTCTACAACCAAGTCGCAAATGAGAAGAATCTCCAACATTCTATCTATGGCCAGATGTTTGATGACGAATATCACCATATGCAGAACGAAATTCAGGCTTGGGCTAAGAATCTTGATGCTGAAACAGCTCGTTATGCTCAAGACCAAGAGACTGCTCGTAACAATGCACGACTTGCTGCTGACAAGGCAAAAGCTGATATTTCTAAATACCTAGGTAGTGGGTACAAGTGGGACGGTAACGCATGGGTCAGAGGCAATAATAACAAGGATATTGCTAGAGCTAATGACCTTAATAATATTCAGAAAGTATATGCCGCATACCAAGCTAAATTAGGCGACTTAGACCAAAAGACAGGCAATATCGGAACGTATTTTGACCCATTTGGTGCGAACGGTATAATTGGGTCTGGACTCGGATTTAACTCAACAAGAAATCAAGCCAATAACTTGCGTAAAAAAGGTTTTGAGGACTTCTTGTATAACTATAATTCTGATGGGCTTAACGGCAAATACTTGCAAAAACTATTAAGGGAAGATTACGGTGATATGCTATCAGCGTATGGTCTTCAGTAGGAGAGAATATGGGAATAGTATCTAATCTACTCTTTGGAAACGGTCAGAAGAAAACTAGCTATGAAGATGCCCTTAAAGACAAATACTATAATGAGGGTATCCAAAACAACTACGATAGAATCTACGGTGGTCTTAATGATTATTTAGATAAAACTTATACTGGCGGTGCGAGAAAGTATAAATCTGACATCATGCAGCAAAACCAACTCGCACAGAATGAGAGTACAAATAATTACAAGGCAAGTCGATATAATACATTCGGTAATGGTATTATCGGTAGTTTGTTAAACCCTATTGCTCAGACGGCTTCAGCTGTTGGTGATTTAGCTGGTATGGCATTATCTGGTGGCAAACAAAATGCTTGGGATAGTAGCAAAAATGCTCTCGGCGTTTCGAGGGATATTGGCTCTGATTTAGGTGCTCTAGGCGAGGCAGCTTTAACTGTTGTGCCTATGGCTAAATCTATGTCATTAGCGAAGGCTGGTAAAGCAGTCGCCGCTGGTAATGCAACTGCGAAACAGGCCGCTAAGATAGCGGCAAGCCAAGCTCCTAAAAGCTTAGGTCAGAAGATAGCTCAAGGTGCCTTATTCGGTGCTGGCTATGGGGCTACTGGTAGTATGAGAGATATGGGGTTTGAGAACTTCGACCCGTCCAAACTGGCTACTAGCGTAGCATTAGGGGCAGGAGTCAGTGGAGGCCTAGCTGGTGTAGGCCATGGTCTTGGCAAGGCATGGGACAAATATACGTCGACCCCTGGTGATACTACTATCTATCAGGATGCTCTTAACCACCTCAAGAATGACACCCAAACTGCGACAATTTCACCTAGTATGAGATTAGGTGGCGGCAAAACTATGGATGCCGTTAAAAGCGCGCCAAGAAAGGCAACTGGCAAGTGGGCTAATATAGACTTAGACAATCTGGATGCAGAAACTCTAGAAAACCTTGTTAAAGATGGATTTAAGCATAATATGGCCAATTACGACCCTAATACTAAGACGGGGACGTTGCTTAATGGGTATAATCTGAACCGAAGTAGAGAAGCTACCAATCTTTTGCGCGATTATCTAGAAAATGGCGTACCACGACAAAAAGCTGCTAACTTCGGTGAAGCTCTGAACAATTTAGGCGCAAATCTCCAGAACATCCGTAATGATTTTGCCAAGACTAAGGCTGGAGCGAATATCACTAACCTGCTTAAGACTAAAAAAGGTAAAGTTATCGCTGGCGCTGGCGGTGGTCTATTACTCGCACAGCTCATGAAGGGAAAAAACACTAACACGCTAACTGACGAAGAGATACAAGAGCTTTATAATACATATAAAGGAGAAAAATAATCATGAACCCTTACGCCTTAATTAAATTAGGTGCCAACGCTGTAGCCAAGACTGGGGCTAGTGCTTTGCCACAAGTTGGGACATCAGCTCTCAATAATTTGGTTGGAGATGTAGCCTCTAAAGCTGTGGCGAACTCTGTAGCTCAAGGTCTTACTGGTGCTGGTGTCTCTACGCTAGCCAAAGGGTCTGGTTCTACTCTCGATGGTTTGCTTGGCCGCTCTTCTGGGATTATTCTTCCTAATGCCGAGAAACCCGTTGCCGCTGACCTCGCAAAAGAATTTGAGAAGTCCGTGCTAGCAAAAACTGCCGAACAAGAGCTCGCAGAGAGAGCAGAAAGAAATTCAAAACTCCTCTTTAATATGGACGAGCATAATGACTTGTCCTCGGATATTGCAGAAGATATTGAACGAGGGGCAAAAAAAGGTTACCTTGAGGGGGACCCTCTCTATGAGCAGCTACATGAAATTGCTACCAAGCAGGATATTAAACCAGATGTCTATGACAAGGACGGTAATCTCACCGATAAAGGGATTAACTATAATATACTCACTCCACAGGAGAGAGCAGATATTGCTAAAAACTTTAATGAGAGTAATATGTTACTCTTAGATGACGAGGCTCCACAACTTGAGAGTGAGACCGATATTGACCCTAACCAGATGAGGATGATTGACCAAGTATCTGCTCCTAAAGAGACCAAGATTGAGGTTACTCAGCCTAGGACTCGCAAGAAGAATATAGATGTGGTTCTTGGAAACAAAGAAGCTAAGATTGAAGCTCCAGTATCTACCCCAGGCGTAGAAGATGTTGTGGCTGAACCACCTAAGACTTCTAATCCTGCTCTAGCTGATGAGATTGCCGAACTTAAAGCACGGGTGAGCTCTGCTGGTGGTGGTATGCGAGGGGGCGGAACTCCTACCGCTACTGCCGCTCCTGATTATGGTGGTCTTGGCAATAGTGGCTTTAATGTTAAATTAAAGAATGGCGAGACCACTAACATTAGATTAGAAAACAGTGCTACAGGCTCAACCAAACAACAGAGGGCTGCACGTAAGCTGGACGATATGACCGCAAAAAGCATGAATGCAAATGCGAAACAATACCGTGGGCTAGTAGGAAAATCCGGCTCTATTGACGGACACTATAAAACCGTGGCAGAGAGAATTAGAGCCGAAAAGATTGACCAAGCAAACGTAGCTGATAAAGCTCAAGCTGCACTCTCATTACGTGAAGACATCAAACAAGAAGGCTTAAAATACGCCGAGAAAAGCGGTGTTACTATGGATTTGTCTAATATCGACAATACTATTGGATTAAGTGCCGCCCAGAGGAGAAAGCTAGCTGAACTCGGTTTAGGCCTAGATGATATGCTAGGTGGTAGTGGGGCGGTTACACCTACACAGGCAGAAGAGATTTATAAAACTCTTCGTGATTATGCTTATAACTGGAGCGACAGCAAGGATGCTATTACTAAGATGGCTGGTAACGCCTGCGAAAAAGAGGCTGAAGCGGTCCGTAAGATTATTGATAACACTATGGACAGCATCAATGTGGATTACAAAACGGCGCTCATTGAAGGTGCGGCCAACAACGGTGAAGACCCAACATACTTGCGCAAGTTGGCTGGGAAAACTGATTTTAAGTTCTCAGACCTTCGCAAAGACCAGTCTGACTGGATTGCTATGGCTGATTTAGCTGGTAACAAAATCAAAGATGAGCCAACACTTAACGTGTTTGGCATGGATACTGGTGCGCCTAACCCATTCACTGCAGGCGCTGAAAAAATCAAAGAAAAAATCTATGAACGACAAGCCTATGGCGGCGGAGCTGGCAATGGCGGCTCGGGCGGTGGCACTACTCCACCAATAGATGAAGCTGGTGCAGAAAATCATATCAATTTCACTACTGCAGAAAATAAGCCTAGTGCTCTAGGCAAGTTATTCGGCAATGCTAAAGACATCGGTTTAGTTGGAGCTGGTTTATTGGGCGGTATGGCATTAGGTGGCGGTAGCGATTCAGCTGGACCAACCGACTATTCAGCGCTTGAACCATCATCCAAGCCTGAAGCAGAGCAAGACCCATATTCTACACTCACAATCGGTGGGTATAATTATCAACAACTCGAAGACGGCTACGCAATGGCCATGCAGGCTGGTGATACTAAGGCAGCACAAATGATAGGTAGTATGCTTAATTTACTCACAGACAAAATTAAGAGGGTCGAGAAGAGCAACAAGGCTAACTCATCTGGCACAGCTTCCAAGCAGAAGGCAGCTCTGAATGTATTGAGTAGCTTAATGAAGAATTATAAGGCACAAGGCCCGATTGGTGGTAATATTACCAGTGTGCTTAACACTTTAACTGGTGGTGCATACTCGCCAACCACTGCTGCTTACGATAGCGGCTCTAGAGGTGCTCTTGGTACGGTGATTAAGGCTTTGGGCGACTCTGGCGCATTATCTGAGGGCGACCAGAAGAGGGCGTTGGAGCTTCTGCCTAGAACGACTGATAGTGAAGCTGCTGCTAAAATGAAGTATCAACAATTAGTACAAATCTTAAAAGGTGCAGGCGCACAATAGGATAGTTTATGGGGTTGGATGGCGAATTGACGAAGTTTATCGGAAATGAGATAACAAAAGCTACTGGTGGCAGCCTAGCTAAGACTGCTGCCACTTCCACGTTGAGCAGTTTGGTTCCTAATACCGCTAACAAGATTGGGTCTAAATTAGCTAATATGGTAGGGAATGAACTGATTGCTGGGAGTGCTTTAGAGGAGCTAATACCTAAAACTAGAATGTTAGATAAAGCTGGGAGGCCAGTTACTCTATACCATTCCACCCCTAATAATTTTGATAGGTTTGATGACGCTATGCTGGGCTCCAATACTGGCTATGATAATACTGCTTTAGGGCATTTTGTTACTCCCGATAAAGATTTTTCTAAGAAGTTTATAGATATAGATAACGCTGGCAAAACTGGTAGAACCATGGAACTACAGGGTAATATCAAAAACCCTATCACTCACCCTTATATGGCTGACTATAAGTATGGCGACAAAGACTTAGACAAAATAGTCGAAGACTATCTTTTGGCTACTGATAACCCTGAGTTCTTAGATGAGCTGAGGGGCTATGCTTCAGATAAAGGCTCTAGTCTACATGATGAGTATATGAATATGGCTATGGCGGATAGCCCATTTGAGGCATCTAGCTCTGATAGAGACTCTCTTATGAGTAAAGGATATGACGCTGTAGAGATAGTTGAAGGCCCAAAAAGTGGGCTAGTGGATGGGAATAAATCTAATACGCCTGTCTCTAGCTACGCTGTATTTAATGGAGAGAACTTGAGACCAGTAAGACATATACCAGTACAACAAGACAATTATGTCCCTCTGTACCATCAAACATCTGCTAACAGTCTAGCCGACTTTTCACTAGACAAAAGGAATGCTGGTATGTCTGATGCTACTATGCCCGAAGGTATCTTTTTGAAAGAGACTAATGCCGATATAGGGCTCCCAGGTAAGAATCAGCTCCAGCTTGACGCTAAGCTAAATAACCCATTAGAGGTTATGAACCGAGATGACCTAAAAGCCAAACTAATTGCTATGGACCCTAGGGTATCTAGATACTTAAGGGCTGAAACAGACCTAGATAACCATTACGAGAAGCTATCTGAGGAAGCTCAGGATGCTGTGGATAAGGCTTATGAAAAAATGTATTACGATAGGTCTGATGCTAATAAAAAAGCATTCGCTGAGGCGACTGAAAAGATGGATGGAATCATACCTGAATGGAAAGAAAAGATTAAAGAGAACGCCACAGCTTCTCAGAAGGAGATTAGGGAGCTCTTAAAGGAGCATGGATATGATGGCATGATTATGGATGAGGATAGAGGCTCATTTGGAAGAAAAGTAAAATCTTACTTAGTACTGGATAAAGAGCAGCTTAGAGATAATAGTGTTCCAGTAAGATTTAATAAAAGTTCTAATGGTGGCTTAGCGCCTGCCACTAGGCTAGGCAAAGACCTAAACTCTGTGGCTAAGGCTATGAGAGAATATAAAACCAAGAACATAAAGAAGATGGCTGATAAAATGATGGATAGCTATAGCAATGAGATTTTTGATTGGGCCGCAATTAGGAAAAATGGGGAAAGTGCTATCGAAAAGATAGTAGGTGAAAATGGCCTTAAGGATTTAAGAACTTTTATTGAGCCAGCAGTGAATAACTCGTATAAGAAGGGCGAGTATGAGATAAATAAAACAGTTGCTGCCAACTTCTTAAAGAGTAAAGATAGTGATGGAATAGTGAACGCTAGTCGAAAGTTATTGCCAGCTGGAACCAAGATTTATCGGAGAGGTAGCAAGGACGGTATAAGCTGGACCACTAATGAGGCTCTAGCTAGAAGTTCTAGGTATGACGGCGAGTTGCTTGAGCATATTCTTGCCAAAGACGATAGGTATATCGCCCCTCAGTTTATAGATATACTCCAAAGAACCATAGATAATGAAGACCAAGTTCTCTTCAAACTAGGCAATAAATAAACTTGACAACTAACCATAACTAAGATAAGATTAAAGCATCAGGCATACCCTAGCCGACGGGGGTATGCCTTTTTATGTATTAAATAAGAAAGGAAAAATACTATGGCAGTATTTAGCGAACGAGTTACCGCTATCACCTACAATGATATTATGCCTACCATTGTTGATGCAGTGAACAACTCAAACATCCTCACTGCTCGCGTTATGAGCAATGTGAAAAACTGGAAAGGTGCGACAATGAAGCAACCAATCCGCATCGCCAACTCTAACACTGGTGGTTCTTTTGACGGTCTCGACCAATTCGACACCTCTACCACTAATAACACCCGCTCACTCACTTGGTACGTCAAAGCCTACGAGCAAAGCGTTGTTATTCCTGGTATCGAAAAAGCCGTGAACGGCACTTCTGATAAACAAGTTATTTCCCTCTTAACCGACCGCCTCGACGAAGCTAAAATCTCCCTCACTCAAGCTATTGGTGATTTACTCTACGGCATGGGTAACGGTAAAGATATTGAAGGTCTTGGCCTTATCGTCGATGATGGTACCGCAACCTCAAGCTATGGTGGACTTGCCCGTACTGTCGCTGGTAACTCTGCAGATGTAACCGCTGCCTCTGGTGGTGCATTAACTCTCGACCTCGTTGGTGCTGAATTCAGTGCCGTGTCTGCTGCAGGTGCCGCAAACGAAGCCCCAACCATTGGTTTGACTACTCAAGCCGTCTGGGACTTATTCGAGAAAATCCTTGGGAACAAAGTTCACGCTAACTATGAGGCTACTGCTATCTCTGGCTACAACAAAGTCTCTGGTAAGACCCCTATGGGTACTTCCATCCCTGCTGCCGAACTTAAGGGTGCTGCTGGCTTTAACGCCATCTCATTCCGTGGCCGCCCAGTCGTAGCCGATGACAAGTGTACTTCTGGCACGTTCTTCTGGTTGAATGAACGCTACCTAGAGTTCCGCCGTCTCATCTCTTCTGACCTTAAACAAGTTTCTTCTAACCCAGAAAAAACTGAGGGTGTGGATGCAGAAATTAAGCAACCTTCATTCTTGCAGCTTAAGGACTTCATGGCTCCAATTAACCAATTCGGTGAAATCGGTGCTCTGATTGTGATGGGTAACTACATCTGCCGCGCTCCACGTCGCCAAGGTAAGATTACTGGCATTACAACCGCAAGTTACTAATTTTAACAATAAGAAAGGAACAACATGGCTGTTAAATTAGAGAAAATCAATTTAGTCGATGGTGATGTAACCACTACTGACACCACTCCACGTTTCGCACTCGGTAAAACCTTCGTTGACAGTATGGGTAAAACCTACCGTTACATTAAGGCTACTGCTAAGCTTACTGCTGGCACTAGTGCTGCAGAAGCTGGATTCACTGCCGTTGATGGTCTTACTGCTGTCGCTGGCGGTGCCAAGTTTAATGGAGCTACTCCTGGAACTGGTAGAGGTGCAGACTTAATCGGGCAAATGGTCAAGGTTACTCGTAAAGGTGCCGTACTCGGTGTATTCCCAGTTACCGACGGCGATGGTAAAAATCTTACTATCCCAGAAGTTAAGGTTGGCGATACTCTAGCACTCGTGCCTTACGCACATGGCCTAGCAGGTGGAACTGGAACTGCTGTTACCCCGCTTGTCGATATTAACCAAAACTCTTACGGTTTTGTCTTAGTAGCCTAACCTAGTGGCAAAGTTAAACCCCTCATTTAGAGGGGTTTTTCTTATTTTGTATTGACAAAAGGCTTATGGCATGATACAATGATAATGTCATAACATAACAAACGAGAAAGGAGCATTATGACAAAGAACAATAATCAATTCAAGCAAAAAGTATTAACCGAACAGGATATGAAGATTATTCAGTCCGACCCTACTGGTCTAGCTGACTACGTGGTGCACACTAAGGTAAAAGAAGCTAAAAAAACTGCTTTCATCTTTATCTTAATCTTCACAATCGTAGCTTTTGTGGCCGGCTTAATCACTGGTATGAACATTGCTAAAACATCAATCCCTAACAATGTCGTTACGGTTCAGGTGAGCGGTGATGCCGCAAAGACTACTGCTGGAGTGCAGACCCCAGAGGGAAAATAACAGGCTCTATTGAACCAGCTCAACCACATCCAGTAGAGCCTTGTGAGGTGGTAAGACAATCTGTGTCTAGGTGGAATGACTGGGACATCAATACTATGGTAGCCATCGCAAAAGCAGAAAGTAATTGTAGGCCTGATGCCTTAGGTGATACGACCTTAACATTCCAGAAGAATGGCCGTACCTATGGATACTCCATAGGCGCACTGCAAGTCCGCATTCTGCCAGAACGTGAATGGTGTGAGACTGGAGACTATTATAGATGTGCACATATAATTTGGCAGAGACAAGGATATAACGCCTGGAGTGTGTTTACCTCTGGTAAACATCGCCAATATTTATAGCAAGATATAACAAAAAAGACTTATGTAATTAACATAGGTCTTTTTTAGTGTCTCATTTTATTTATTTTCTAGGCGGATATTTTTGAGCTCTTCATTGGTGAACACTTCTGCTTCGGAATCCTTATTATCGTCTGATGGGTCAAATACGCACAACCCAGTGTCGTCTCCGTTCTCAAGTACATTTTTTTTGATAAGCTCACCACGTATGTATTCTGAGACTACAGCATTATTGGTCTTGCCTAACACGCCTTTTATTAGTTCGAGGATTTCTTCTTTACTTAAATCGTTTGATTTTTCTTTAAGCATATCACATAGGGCGTGAACGCCAGCGAACGCACCATTAACCAGGTGGATAAAAGCCGCATTATTAGGGTCTAAATGATATTTCTTTGACATTAAATCTCTCCTTTGCCATTATTATTGATGACATCAAATGTAATGAGCACTATCATCATTATTATTAAAGCCGCTACCCAATTCATAATTGCATCCCGTATTCTTTCGCTTCTTTAGGGTAATATTTCACGAAGTCTGGATTAACACTGCCGTCGCTTAGATATGGTTGAATTAAGTCCATATCGTGTCGCTTAGCTTGGCTCTCGAGACTGTAGGATTGGAGTTGACTACCAACTACCGCCTGATGCTCAGTTGGAGCATCTTTAGCATCTTTGTAATACTTACCCCCGACTAATATCGCCATATTCTATCCCATCCTTTATTTTCTTAAAGTTCTCATTTCTAATTTCTACTGGGGTTTTTGGCACTATAATGTGGTTAGTACTGGAATGAACTGGCTTTGGTTTACTAAACGGGTCTGTAACCTTAGGCTCTGCAGGTTTCATTGGTGGCTCAGATAGTAGTGATAACCATTTTTCAATATTCATTAGGATTAAGACTAAGAATAGATTGGACAGTAACACTAAGACGAGCAGAATGATAATAACTAAAAGTCCCATTCTCTGTCCTCATACACTAGCGCCATCTTAGTAGTGATTAGCTTAGATATTACAGAGTGGCTATTGATGACTGCCTCACGGATGACAATAGCGGGGTCAATAATCGACATCTTGAACATATTATCACCCACACCATCTTTAAGATTATAACCAACATTCTTAGCAAAGTTTTGTGGTGCTAGGCCAGCATTATCTAATAAATCTAAATAAGGTAGCTCAAGGTATTCTAATCCAGTCTCATGTGCAATATCGCGCAAACATACTCCACCGCCAGCCACTACACCACCAGCAAGAGCTGATTTGGCTGCACAGACTGCATCATCTACACGGAGCTTGACTTCACCACGTTCCACGGCCGATGCACCACCGACATAGATAGTAGCTACATTAGCGGTCAAGCGAGCAATGCGGCCCTCCAAGAATGCACGGTCTTGAGGCTCTGCTTTTGATAATTTTTCCTTAAGTCCCGTTACGACTTCATTGATTTTTTCAGCTTCACCTTTGCCTCCAAGAATTGTCGTCTCTCTCTGGGTTACAACCACACTATCGGCCATGCCAGCATAATCCTTGAGCTTATAATCGGACGGATTACCAGAAAAAACTTCACCGCCAGTATATAATGCAACATCCTTAAGTAATACTTCATAGTTACTACTCTGAGGCTTAATCACACAGGCATCGAACCCTCTATTCATCTCAAGCACCCTAAGAGCATCACCAGTTATATCTGCGAAGAACACAGCCTTCTTGTAATTATGCGTTCTAATATTTTCAAGAAGCGGTAAAATCTCGTCTTGCCTAGTTACAGTAGAAGACAGAACAATTACTGGCACATCGTTCAGTACCGACTTATTGCCGTCTAGGTCGTTGATAAGATTAGCATCAAGATAGCCTGTAGGTAAGTACATACCCTTAACGATGTTGGTCGACACACCAAGAGAACCAACATAGGACACGTTAATACCGCCAAACTCGCCAACCTCAGACACAACGTCATAAATCAATTCACCTAGCCCATCATCACCAGCTGAGATAATACAAGCTCCCTTAAGAAGTTCTGGAGTCAAGTCTTTTTGGGTGCGCTCAGTAATCTTATCGAGGATTATTGGGACGTTGTTCTCAATTTCTTTGGCGACATCTACTGGATTCTCGCCCCTCTTAATCTTATCCATAGCCCACCAGTATAGATGGTTAGATAGAATAGCGGACAAGGTTGTGCCGTCGCCAGCCGTCTCATTAGTACGCTTAGAGGCTTGCTTTACGACCTTAATTGCCATGTCTTGAATAGCATCGGCTACTTCAAGCTCATCAAGGTTGGAAACACCATCGTGGCTAATTGTAGGAGCTGTTGCACGGTGTTCTAACATCACATTACCACCACGACACCCATAAGCTGTTAGAGCCACGTCATAGAGGCTCTTAATGCCTTCTGCGATGCCGTCCTCAAGCTCATTACCAGTAACGATTCTGCGATTCAATGTTGGTTTGCCCATTATTTATCTCCTTTAATTGTAGCTACTACGTCATACTCATCTATGATTGAGAGCGAAGTTCCATCTATGGTAAAGTCTATGCTATCCTCGTCATTAAAGATGACTTTATCTCCGATATGAAAATCGTATTCTGAAAAATCATCATCCCTGCAGACACCTTTAACTACGCCGATAGTTTTACGGTCATACTTCTTACTCTCGGTAGAAAATGAAGAAGATGCTTCTTGCGTAGGCTGAATAAGTAATTTTCCTGATTTCAGTTCAATTTTTTCTAAAAGCATATATTTCCTTTCTCGTTATATTATTTATGGTAATTATAGCACAATACTCAACAACAAAAAAAGAGGCTAGGTGTCCAAGATACGAGAAAGGAGCTCTAGCCTCATTTCTATTATATAAAATGAATCCCCTTTTGTAAAATGTGGAAAAGTCTGTGGAAAAATGAGGGGGTAGGTCATTTTGAGCTAGGGGTGGGTCAAAATGAGCTGGGGGTAGGTCATTTTGAGCTACCTCGCAACAGAGGTGAGGTAGGTCATTTTGAGCTACATAGAATATAAGAATATAAAAAGAATATAGTTGGCGACACAAAAGCTATGAATGTGCTTTTGTTTGCCAAAAAATATATATACAAAAAAAATAGCTTATGCTAATATCAAATTATTAACCATAAGCCAGGAGGCGAAAATGAAGAATGAAAATGGCGAGATGGGTATATCATTTGTGGTTATGCCTATTGAAATACTCCAAAATAAGGAGCTGACAGCATCTGAGAAGATATTGTATTGCTATTTATTATTATTCAAAAAAGGCGTGTGCTATCAAAGTAACGAAAAATTAGCCGAGATTACTGGTTTAGATGTGAGTACAATTAAGCGTGGGCTAAAAAAGTTGTCAGAATTACAATACGTTTTTATTGAATTTATTAACAATAATTCCGCCGCCAGGAGAATCTATATAATCTATGAGAATCCTAAAAAGCTGGTTCATTTAATGAAGAAGGGCTTATTAAAGGCTCCTGCAGATAAGCCAGCAGAAGAGCCTAAAATACCCCAACGGGCCATAGAGGGCAAAGAAGAGCAGCCAAAGTCATTAAATAGCCCACCTTTAAGCCCAAGGCCGAAGCGTGCTGATTTTGCAGAAGAAAAAGATTACGTAGATGCTGTTTACGCCTGGAACACTCAATGATATAATAAAAGTATATAAGCATAAGCTTATAGCACATATTTTTATTTTTTGTAGTTAGACAGGTCTTTTTTTGTCTAACTTACCTCCAAAATTAACTCGTAGCTTTTTCGAAAGCTTAAAACAAAAAGAGTAAAAAATAGCAGTAGCCCACAACCTCGCCAGGATGGGCTACTTTTTTTGTAAAGTCTAAAAAAGATATTGACTATGCCATAAGCCTATGCTATCATAGATACATAAGGAACAAATAACGAGAAAGGAGCCCTTATGAAAATCAATGTAGTGGACAAATCCACAGGAGTAGTCAAAATCCCAGTCTGGATTGTAAAGCCAATCTGGGATATGTCTATCGACCAGATTATTAAACTCTTAGATATCGAAGAAAAGATTCTAGACTACCATTACAATTTTACCTCTGAATATCAAAATGTAGATGACATTTATTCAGAAGAGATTATTGAATATCTAGCAGAGGTGCTATTCGATTACTGCCAATCATCAAAGTTTAACGGCTACTATGAAATCGCAGAGAGGATTATGGAAAAACTTGCAGACAAGATGGCAGATGAGATTCGTAGGTTAGACGAAGATGCAAGGCAATATGCAAACGAAGTAGAAGAAGCTAGGAGAGGACAATACTAAAATGAGTGTTAGTTTATCGGAAGTTTTAGAGAATGCTGGTTATGATATTAAAAATAATGTAGAAGACGCTAGATGGCTACTTAGTCAAGAAGGTGAGTTCTATGATTTACTTGATAGAGCTGGAAGGCTTGAAGATGACTGGATTGAGTATAATGATTTTGTAGATATGAATGAAGAGTTAGGTAACTTTATTAACCCTACTTGGGAAGAATGGAAAGAGGAGAGAAGAAATGGCGACGAGTAAAGATTTAATCAAAATCGTAGACTCTGGTGATAATTCACCATTGCTCTTCGAGAAGATGGGAGAGCTCAAGGAGATTCTTAACCAGAACCCTAACAAGGCTTGGGTTAAAAATCACCCATTTGCTCAGGGAGTATTATATCTCCCTATTGACAAGGTAGAAACTATGTTGGATATGATATTCCAGCAGTGGAGAGTCGAGATTCTAAGCATCAGTCAATTAGCACAAAGTATTTGTTGTACAGTAAGGCTGCACTATCTTAACCCTATTACTAAGGAGTGGAGTTACCATGACGGCGTTGGTGCCGTACCACTGAAAACTGATAAAGGATTCAGTGCAGCTGACCTATCGCACATAAAAAGTGATGCCGTAACCACTGGAGCCCCAGCAGCGAAGTCCTTTGCTATTAAGGACGCTGCAGAGCACCTCGGGAAGTTATTTGGTCGCGACCTTAATCGTAAAGACACGGTAGCTTATAAAAGCCTTTATGGCAATGCGTCTGATGAGGACTGGGTGGCTGAATTAGAGAGTGTGAAAAGCCTTGATGAACTCCGCAAAATTTGGAATAAGATTCCGAAAGAGATTCAGGCTGATGAGGAAGTAATTGCAACTAAAAATACTATGAAGACAAAATTAAAATAATAGTTGACTATGCCATAAGCCTATGCTACAATCATAGTATAAATAAAACGAGAAAGGAGCAAATATGAAAGTACTTAAAATAGAACAAAACTCTGATGAGTGGCTAGAGTTCCGCAAAGGTAAGTCTGGCGGTTCAGAGTTAAAAGACCTTTGGGGGGCGGCTATGCCACTCAAGAGTGTCATTTTGGACAAACTAATCAAAACTAGCAGGCCAATCCCTGACAGCAAACATCAGACCGTGCCAGAGTTGGCTGCGCTACTTACGCCAGAGGAACTAGCTGAACTCAAGTTGAAAGGTAATCCGAAGAAACGTTATTATGAGATGTTAGCCGAGAGGGTCGCTAGACCGCTAACCCCAAACGATTATGCAGACCAACTTAATGGGGAAAAATTCACGATGATGGCACGAGGCCATATCCTAGAACCAGTCATCGCAAAAGCATTCGCCAAAAAATACAAGAAGAAACTAGATGCTGATAGCGTAGTTTGGGTAGATGACGACAACCCAAACTCTTATATTAGCCCAGACCGCACAATCACAGGTAAAGATGGCAAGGTCAGAGAGGCTATCGAAATTAAGGCTTTAGATTCCGCCAATGTACTTGAGATTTGGAAGACCAATGAAATTCCTAATGAGTATATGCCACAAATCGTCAAGTATTTTATGATTAACGAAGACTTAGAGACACTATACTGGGTAGTTGGCACCGACCTTATCCCAGGCTTGGAACTACAAGTATTCCCAGTTAAACGAGCTGATGTTGAGGACCAAATCCGTGAGATTAAAGCATTCGAACTCTGCATTTTAGCTATGGCGGATGAAGATGTAAAAAAGCTTGATGCGTTAGCTGGGTTTTAAGGAGTGATATGTTTGATGCTAATACTTATAGGTATGGTCTTCACGAGTATACTGACAAGCTGTATAAAGAGTGTGAAAGATTATGGAAGTTATATCTTGATGTTTCGCATGAGAGAGATAGGCTACTAGAAAGAATAAAAGAAATGGAGCGGAAAAATGAAAACTGAAGAGTATGTACTACAAATGGCTGAAAGCTATGACCATAATTACATTGAGGTCAGAGGGTGTGATGGAGGTTATTCTACGAGTAGCTATATAAATGATATAAAGCATTATGATAGTCTTAAGTTAGCTCAATTAGCTGTAGAGGCTTTGCATTGTCGGAAACCTAAGATGAAGGTAAGAATACTTAGGCTTACACTTGAAGAAGTAAAATAACCTATTGACATGCCATAAGCCTAGTGATACAATAGAACTATAGTCAATAACGAGAAAGGAACAATATATGCAAAAGAATAGACAAGTATTAAGAATTACCGCTTACTACATCCCAACAGATTGGGGTATTAAGATGGAAGGCAAGAATATTATTGTCTGGGCATTATATCGACGTAGCGATAGTGATGTGAACTACCAGTTCTACGGAGACGATGCGGACGCTTATCAATCCTTTGAAGAAGCTGGTTTTACTAAATCATGTGAGGTATCCAGTTTTGAAGAAGCTAACAAATGGATTGAAGAGAACGTGATGATGAACATCGAGAGATAGCCTATGAAGACTAAAAATAAGAACAAAGACTGTGGTAACAGAATTAAAGGCCTTGATAAGGTCGCAAAGGAGATGAACGGTGAAGATAGATGTTAAATATATTGAAGAGCCTGCCACTAAAGTCAAAGTGAGCTTTAAGGAAGCAGGACAAAGAGGTGGCTCTGCAAAAGTCCCAAAAGGATTCGCCAAGATGAATAAAGCTAAGCGAATCGCTGCCGCAACAAAAGGTGCTATGAAAAGATGGGGAAAGGAGAATGTTAAAAATGATTAACCGAAGAGATATTTACGATGTAGTTGTACTTATATTGTTAGTAATCTGCAGTATTATAGCTTTTGTGAAACTTATTATTAGTGGAGATGCAATCTTTGGATGGTGCGGTCTCACTCTATATATCCTATTTGCTATAAGTATAATTAGGCGATGGGATGAGGAGTAGTAAGGCAGAATGCCCCATAGAGGATGTCGAGTGTGAGAATTTCCACAAATGGTTAGACCGTTATGAGTTCCCTCACACTCATATCCCGAATGAAAGCAAGAGCCAAACAAAAGCGGCAATAATCAGGGGTAAGAAACTTAAAAAGTTGGGAGTAAGCCCAGGATGCTGGGATTACGAGATTTACGTGCCGATAATGGACCTAGATGAATCAGTTGGCGGATACGAACTTGTGAAACTAGAGATGAAGCGAGCAAAGAAGAGCTTATCTACTGTTTCTAAGGCCCAGAAAGACTGGGGAAAGACTTACGAGCTAGCTGGTATCACCAAGTTCATCTGTTATGGTGCTGCGGAAGCCGAAGCTAAGATTACTGAAGTTTACGAGACAATTAACCAGATAAAGTTGAAAGAAAAACCTATTGACTTTTAGCTTATGGCATAGTACAATGATGATGTAGGTAATTAGATACACCTAGAAAAACCTACACCTAAAATATGACCTTTTGAATACAAGTGTATGTGTATTTATCTTATAATAAGTTGAGAGCTTATATGTTCAAAAAGCCACCTTTACCAAACTGCGAGGGTGGTTTTTTGGTTTTTCTTATGCTAAAATAATTGATATGGATGCATCAAATTTATCATCAATCATTGTAGCTCTCATATCTGCCGCTGGTAGTATTTTTGGAGCTAACTTAGCAGTTAGGAAGAAAGCAAGAGAAGATGAGATTAAAGATGCTGTTAGAGAACAACGCCAACTTGATTTGTTTCAGAGTATTAACGAAAAGATTGAACGACTAGAAAAAAAAGTCGATACTCATAACGGTTACGCCGAGAAGTTCGCGGAGACCAGCAAGAACCTAGCTGTTATAGCTAAAGAGATTGAATATCTAAAAGGTAGGCCCTAATAGAGGGCTCTTTTTTATGCTATAATTAGTATAAGCTTAATAACTAAACACAAGGAGGCTACAGCCGTGAGTAATAAAGGGAAAACTCCCACTGGGCAGGGAGGCGACTATAAGGTAGGAAACAAACGTCCACCAAAGGAGAGGCAGTTTGGACAACCTAATGGTAACCCAAGGCATAATGGTTCCTGGCATAAAGAAGATACCCCTCGATATAAGATTGAACAGATGATGAAGATGTCTGACAAGGAGCTTTCTGATATTAGAGCCGATGAGACGAAGCAATCATTTGAACGGTCCTATGCTAACATCCTTTTACTTATGCGGACCGCCACAGATGTTGACGAGGCCGCTAAGGCATCTAAGGCTCTCAATGAGGTGATTCATGAAGTCTATGGCAAGATGCCAGAGATGCAGATTACGGTCGAGGCAGATAAGGATACTCAGGAAGAGGCCAATAAGATTATTAGGGGTTTTGCCTTGCCATAAAAAACCGAACAGATGTAAGCAAAAACCCGCATTTTGCAATGAAAATCAATGTTTTGTTCGGTTTTAGGAATATCAAATGAAAATCTGGCCATATAATAAGAAAGTAAAGGAAGAGTTGGAAGCTAAAGGTTATTGGAGACCATTGCTTGGGCCACAAGCTCTATTCATCCACCTCATGTGCTCTACGCCTCGTTTCCGTGAGGGGCTTTTTGGTGGTGCTCGTGGACCAGGTAAAACTGAAGCTAGTGTGGCGATTGGTGGCGATAGGATTCCGAATAAACACTATCGGGCCTTAGTATTGCGTAAGAATGCAACGGACCTTGATGATTACGCCTCTAGGTGTGAGGAAGCCTACCAGTGCTTTAATGTGCAGGCCAGGCGTAATCCGATGGTGCTGAGGTTTGGTGATAACAGACAGAACACTCAAGGTGCCGTGATTAAGGGCGGTAACCTTGGTGATGATAATGCGTATATCAAGTATCAGGGGCAGGAGTTCTCTCGTATATTTATTGAGGAGCTAACCCAGATACCTAGTGAGAAGCTGTACAAGCAGGTTATGTCTAGCTGTCGTAGCAAATACCCAGAGCTTTTCCCGCAGATGATTTTAACTGCGAACCCAGGTGGCGTTGGTATGGGTTGGGTAAAGAAACGATTCGTGGAGCCGATAGACCTTAGGGACGGCGATTATTCCAGGACCGAGTTAGATAATGGCGATGTTCTTTATGAGGATAGCCGAATCATGTGGTGGCAACGTAAATACTACTGGGACAATGACAGAGGTGAGAAGCGTGTAACCATCTGGAATGAGATTTTTGATAAAGAGGAAAACAAGGTATCGAAGCCAGGTCAGGAGATATATCGTATTTTCGTGCCTGCGACGATTGACGATAATCCAGTGCTACTCGAAAGCGACCCAGCGTATGTGAATATGCTTGAAGGTCTTAAGACCACGGATACGGCGTTGTATGAAGCCTGGAGGCATGGAGACTGGAGCGTGTTCGCTGGCCAGGTGTTCACAGAGTTTAGCCGTGAGAAGCATGTTATCAATAACTTTGCTGATATTGGCACAACAACCGAAGAGTTTAGGAGCGCCGTTAAGATTATCTCAATGGACTGGGGTTACACGGATAACACCGCTATTTACTTCACCACATTACTGAACGGCAGACCCGTAACATACCATGAGATGCACGGCAATAAGAAACTGGCATCTGAGTGGGGCGAGGAGCTTTATAACTACCTGGATGAGAGTGAACAGAGGATTGATTATTTTGTTTACCCAGACGATATGGAAGACCAGAAGAACGGCAAGAGTAGCCCTATTGATGATATTCAAGAGTGGTTGAACAAATTACCGCCAGACAAACAACCGATGCTGAAGAAGATGACGAGAGAGGGCGGAAGCCGTATGATTCGTCAGATGACTACTCACAAGTATCTGATGATGAAACCAGACTGCGCAAAGATATTCAAACGTTGTACGAATCTGATTCGGGTATTACCAAACCTAGTCTATGATGACAAGCGCAAAGAAGAGATAGACACTAATACAGACCATGAGCTAACTAACCCGTATGACGGCTGGAGTTATGGCTTGCGATGGTTGTACGAGCGTAAAGAGGGCGAGCTGGTGCATAAATCTGAGTTAGTTGGCACCAAGGCTAAGGGAGTCGTAGCAGGTGAGACGACTTACAAAGATATGGGCCTAGATATTGCTGACATTATCCGCAAGCAAAAGAAGAATAGAGGCGATTGGAAAACCATGTAGATTTCTCTATGGAAATGCTTGACATTATGGCTTATGGCATGATATACTTCTAGTATCAATAACAAACGAGAAAGGATGATGCATGAAATACAACGCATTAAAAAAACTATTTAGTATTGTAGGACATGGTATAGAGGATAGATGTATCCAAGAAATCAACGGCAGAAGGGTCCTAGATATTAAGTTTCAGACTGGCGGTACTGCTAGCACAGAGAGAAACGGTATCTTCATTGAAGACCTGCTTATTATTGCTCAGGCAAAACTAAGCGAGTACAACAAACAACTACCTTGCCGTGAGAATCAATTAGCCATGGATAAAATTGATGAAGCTATACTTTGGCTAACTTATCGTAAGACTGAGCGCGAACATCGTGGCGTTTATGGTACTGAGAAGGAATAATAGAGGCAAAGTATGAAGAACATTGAAATCAATACACTATTTGATTATGTAGCGTTTCTAATTGCGACGATAATCACGGTTATTATTGTTACGATTGCGGTAGCAATAAGCTTCTGGCCACAAATCATAATGGGGATACTTCTAGCATTAGCAATTAAATCAATTATAGGAGCGTAATAAACACGCTTTTATGTAGTAAGAGGAGAAAATAAAATGAAGAGATATAAATTGCTGAAAGACACACTAACTGTCAAGGCTGGAGCCATCTTTGAAGAGGATGGGACCATTGACGATGATAAAGAATTAGTTCAAGTTACCAAAGATGGATGCCAGCTTAGCCCATCGGTTGCAGTTAGAGACATCATTAACTTTGATGAGTGGTTTGAAGAAATCCCTGAAAAACATGAAAGGTGGAGGGGTGGAAGAGGTGATAGTTATTATTTTATTGACGATGAAGGTGCTATACTCCATGAGATTGATACTAATGACGGCATGGACAACTATCGCTACAATATTGGTATTTATGGGCGCACAAAACAAGAGCTTGAGACTAAACTTAAATACGATATTGCTCGCCAAACTCTCTTAGATGACGCAGAGGGCGGAAAATTTGTGCCAGGTAGTAGTAATAATTGGTATAACTCCTATTGTTTATGTTTAGAAGCATGGAGTACTTTCTCTTCGTGGTATTACTACCCAGGGGCAATTTATTTTAAGTCAGAAGAGGCACTTCTTAAATCTCTCAAAGAGCATAAAGAGCAGTGGGAAATCGTTCGTAAATATGAAATGGGGGAAGAATGATAACAAAAGACGATATTAAAGATGTATTAAAAAAATATAGTGAAGATGTTGATTATTTTGTATCACGTTCTTGGGGTAATGATATGAAATTCGGCAACATGGTAAAAGAGGAATATTATGACAGAATAGTAAATGAGTTATATGAGAAAATTCATGACGAGCTCATTGAGTGTGCCAAATTGGAAGCTGAGTTAGAAGTATATCGAACGGTTATGGGAAATAGCAATTTTAAGATGGTTGCTGAGAAGATTAAGGAGAGTAAGAATGGATGAAGTAAAATATAGAGCTTGGAGTAATGAGCATGATAGATATTGTGATTTTATTACTCTTGACCGTGATGGGCAATGGCTTGGCGGGCTGGAAATTTGGATAGAAGACCGTAAAAGTTTCTTGACTACTGAAGATATTATCATCGAACAAGCAACTGGGATTGAAGACAAGGACGGCATGATGATTTGTGTTGGCGACATAGTTAAGATGAAATATCCCTACGACAAACGGTGTATTGGTAAATTCGTTGTAGTGAGAGACCCCAAGAGCCCACGAATTGGGTTATTGGATAAAACAAAAACCGATGAAATATTTGATTTATATAATTATATGTCAAATCATTATGAGGTTGTCGGAAATATCCACGAGAATCCTGAATTATAGTATAATGTATATATGCGCACCTTAACCAAGAGACCACTAGAGATAGTGGTTTTTTGGTTAGGACATCAATGTCATGGCCAGTATGTTATAATGAATGTATGAAGACTCCAAAACCAATATCTATTATGCTCTATGAAGACGACCTACCCGAACTTAGGGAGATTAGGTGTGTCTATTGTTCGAGGATGTTATGTAAGATAAACGCTGATGTTAAGTCCGTGGTATTCGAGGACGGATTTGACCCCAGCCAACATTCTGAACTGGTCTCCGGCATGAAAGTCATGGAACATAAATGCCGAGGTTGTGATTGTGTTTACAAGTTCTTATTCCAGAAATAGGCTCTAAAGTTGAATATAAAAAATTATATTCCAAGTTCGTTTATTATGGGCGGTATTCGCTTAAAGCCATTTTGACCCCTGATAGAATAAGCTATGGCATATTCGCTTAAAATGTTATAATGAGAGTAAGGAGAATACTCGCATGAATAATAACTTTGATAATCCACAAGAGACTGGCTTGGTAGAAGAGCTACCTGTATTAGCTCTCGATGTTCCAGACAAGGAGCTCATTGAGAACTTCAAACGCTGGGAGAAAGAATCTAAGACCTATTGGGATGACCCAAAGGGTTTTAATCTTGAAGAAAAGCGCAAGAAAAACAACCGATATTATAAAGGTATACAGATAGATAGCGATAAACTATATGCATATCAGATTCCATACGTACAGAATGAACTGTTTATTGCTACCGAAACTATTACTGCCTATACTACCAGTAGCGACCCATCCGCAGAGGTCCTGCCAGAAGACGCGACCACACAATCCAAAGTGATGGCCGAGAGTCTGGAATGGGGGCTTAATGTTCATAGCGAGAAGTTCAAGCTTGGTGAAAAAATAAACAAAGTTGAACGCAATATGTACTTAAAATATGTGGGTATCATTAAGTTATATTGGGATGATGTATTGCAAGACATCGTACCTAGAGTGATTGAGCCTGAAAATGTTGTTGTGGACAAATCTTGCCGTCTTGGCGAGAATCCATTGTTTATTGCGGAGACCTGTACTGCCACTGTACAGCAGATTTTTAATCTCTTCCCAGAGAAGAAGGAAGAGTTCATGCTTGAGATTGGGCGTGTTCGTTCGAGTTCAAAGCTTGAGAACTCTGTTTATGCATATAAAGAAGTTTGGTTTACTGAGATTACCGATGAGGGTGAAACAGAATGTGTTGCATGGTATATCGGCAACCTGTTATTAGGCAAGGCTAAGAACCCTAACTATCTCTACGATGGTGATGGTGTTCAAATCACGAACTTCTTACCACGTCCAATGAAGCCATACGTCTTCTTTAACTATATGAACTCGGGGTCGCATCTTATTGACGAGACATCTCCATTTGAGCAAGCTATTCCACTGCAGGATGCTCTTAATAAGCGTGGCCGACAGATTATGGAGAATGCAGACACTGCAAACTCCATTCTAATCTTTAAGTCTGGTGCTATGCCTTCCGATGAGGCGGAAAATATCACAAGAGACCCGAACCAGATTTTATTACTCCAGACTAATGGAGACCAACCTGTGAGTAGTGCATTTGGCGAGATTACGCCACATCTCCTGCCTAACTATGTGCTAAATGATAAGCAAGAGATTAAGAATGCCATCCACGAGATTATGGGAACGCCAAGCCAATTCCGAGGAGCTCAAGATAGAGGCGGAGCTAATACCTTAGGTGAAGCACGTATTATGAGAGACCAAGCTAGTGGCCGCCAAGATGAGATTGTTCGATGTTTGGAACGTGGATTAGACGACTACTACAGATTATTAGTCCAAATGATGAAGGTTTGGTACAAGGATAACAAGAAGTTCGCTTGTAAGGACAATGATGGCAAGTTTGTGTTTGTGGAGCTTAGTCGCGAAAAAATCCCTGATGTAGCATGGGTGAAAGTAGAACATGGCACGACTCAGAAGAAGGATAAGGCACGTGATGAACAGATTGCTATGAATCTAGCACAAATGGGCTTGATTGACCCTTATAACTTGTTCAAAGACCTCGGAATGAAGAACGCAGACCAACGCTACAACACCTTGGTCAAGTTTAAGATGAGCCCAGATGCCTTGACTAATGAATTGCAAGCTGAGATGCAGAACCGCCAAGCTTATATTGACTTTGCCTGTATTATGAATGGTGAAGATGTAAAGGGCCATGATGATGTCGATGCTGAACACATTCTAGCCCACCGTACGCAAATCACCACCGATAAGTTCTTATATGCCAACCCAGAGAGACAAAAGGCTATGGTGGCTCACATCCAAGAGGAAGTTTACCTATTGAGCCAGCGCGTGAAGCTCCAAGAAGCCTCAATGCAAGGTTTATTGCTTGACCCTAATATGCCAGTAACGCCAGAAGTTCCAGAGCCACAGCAACTCGCACCAATGCCAGGAGACCCTAACGCTATACCACCACAAGGCGGGATGATGCCTCAAGGCCAGCCTCAGGGCGGTATGATGGGTGGTGGCTCACCAGGAGAGATGTTGATGGGCCAGCAAATGGCTGAGCCAGCTCCGAATATGCCAGCAGAAAACATGAATCTAAGTAATCTTTAGATAGAAAGGAAAACACATGAGATTACCTGACCCAATCGCTAACACTACAACGGAAGCTTATCTAGCATATAAGGCTGGTGTACTTAAAAAATCAGACCTGCAACCAAAGCTTAAACATCCTACAAACCATTTCGATGCGTGGCTTGCCTATTGGACTGGCTTAACTAGTGAATACCCGAAAAACGAGAAAGGTGAGCCAGAATGCTTATTTGACGAGGAAGCACTGGTGGCGTTCCTAGCTGGCGTTACTACGACTTACCCAGAAGAGATTAAAGACCCGTATGATGTACGTATTGTGGGTTACTTAAAATACCTTGTTTCAGCTCGTTTCAAACAGCCAGAAGAGACCTTTAACAATGAGGAGCTCTACTTGTCTATGATGAAGACGGCGACGGTTGAAAATGGTACTCCTGGGTCGAGTCTCACTCTCAATAACACGCTTAAAGCTCCGTTTGATTCGGTAACTATCTACGGGAATACTGAGCAAGTTAATGCCAGTGGCAAGAATTTACTAAAACTTGTCGCAAGGACGGAACCTAGTCAAGGTATTTCTTCTACAATGTCAGATGACGGTACTGTCTCATATTCTGGAAAAATGACGGGCTCATGGGCTAACATTACAAATTATACTATTTTCCCAGCTCCACTGCCTGCAGGTAAATATACATTCTCAATAGACCACTCACGAACGCATAAGGTTATATTCAAATATAAATTAGCAAGTGGTACTTTTTCTGAGACTATTGCTAATATGACGGGTACCTCTACCTCTAGTACTTTTACTATCACGGAACCAATTATTGCTGGATACTTATATGTTAGTGCAGTGAGTGGTTCTAACTTGAACGATACGGTCAAAGCTCAACTTGAATATGGCGACACAGCCACTGATTATGAGCCACACACAGGTGGTCCAATCAATCTATATGACGCTGCATCCAGTTTGCCAATTACTGTCGACGGTCTGACTCTAAAACAAAAAGACGGAATGCTTGAGTGTACTGGTGCGACTACCAAAGACAATGTCAGATTCCAAGAGAAACTAATTACCGACCTTCTCGAGAATAACACAGCCTACTCTGTGTATGCTGACACCCCTACTGCCAACCTACGATTAACTGTTAGATTGAAGCGTAAAGATAATAACAATTACGAGTACTATAATACTATAGACAATCAGGTATCGGTATTCACATGGAATACGGCAGTCTATTCCGAGGCTCTGGTATATCTAGTTACAGGCGAGAAGACATTCTGGAACGGCTCTAACTCAATCTTAAGTAGGTTTGGAGTATTCAAGGGTAATTCATTCGACGGTAATAACTACGCACCAGTCGGGATGAATACTCCGACATTTGGTGAGATAAAGGGTGTAAAAGACATAACCGTCTTCTCTCAAGGTAAAAACCTCTTCGATACTAGGTTTGACAATCGTACGGTTAATGGTGTAGAAATTAAGACCTATGAGGACGGTTCATTTGAATTAAATGGCACACCTACTATTGACTTCTCGCTAGTGAATGTTTTTAACTCAAAGAGCTATATCCCTAGCGGAAAGTATAAGTTGAGAATCGAACACCTAAGTGGTTCAGTTGAGAAAGTTTGGCCTGGTGCTTATTTTGTCTATACTATTCCTATCCAAAGAGGTGAACAACTATATCAAGATGTATTAAGACCTGAAGACCTGAATAACTCTTCTAAAGAGTCTTCGATTACGGTAAACGATATATGTGATGATTATTATAATCCATTTGTCTGGGTTCCGTATCATATCGAGCAAAAACAAGCTTTCTGGAATTACAAGAAATTACGGCTTAGGATTACCTGTGTAAAAGAGGACGAAAGCACAGACTTTACAGAATTTGTAAGTAATAGTTTGTCTTCGAAGCTTCCAACTCTATACAAAATCGGAAACTATCAAGACTACATCACTATGCGTAATGATAAGTGGTATATTGTCAGGAATGTTGGAGAGAAGAGCCTAAACGGTTCAGAAAACTGGTTCAAGACAGGCGAAGAAAAAAATATATTCATCTGTGAGAATATTATCAACTCAACCGCTAACTATGTAGATGGATACTGTACGCATTCTGATAACTCAAAATCTTACCCACAAAAAGATAAACAATTCGCAATTCGAGGCGATGGTAAAAACTTGTGCTTCTTGAATATGGCAACAAATTCGATAACGGCATTTAAGAATTGGCTAGCTAGTGAAGCAGCAAAAAACAATCCAGTCAGAGTACTGTACCCACTAAATACGCCAACCGAAGAAGAAATCACCGACCCAGCTATATTAAGAAGACTTAACGCCATAAAAGAAAGTGGCTCATACGAAGGTATTACCCGTATCGTAGCAACAGGCACGGGAGATAATCCACCAGCACTCTTGAAATTCTCTGCCTTAAAGTTTAGATAATTGTATCAAAAATGTATGGTAGAATATAAGTATTAACAATATAACATAGGAGGCTACAGCCCAATGAATGATGACTTAGGGGACGTTGGATTAAACGCTCTAGAGGCGTTAGAAGCACAAGACCAACAAGAGCAAGAGAACTCTGTGGAAAATAACGCAGAGGAAGAAAAAAATAATGAAGCTTCTGACAACCATGTCGGAGCCAGCGAAGAAAGCAAGGATAGCCAAGGTAATGAGAACTCTGATGGCGCTCAGGAATCTTCTGATTCTGACAATACTGATGATAAGGATAATCAGGATGATTCGAAGGAAGATAAAGAAGAACAGAAAAAAGAACTAACTGATGAAGAGTTCGAAGAGTTAGCGAAAAAACGAGGCTATTCAAAAACTAAGGCTGAAGACAAAGCTGAAGAGGGTTCTGGCCAGGACCAGATGAGCAAGCTTCTTAATCGTCCTAAAGAAATCAATGAAGATGTATGGGATGAACTTCCACAAGAAAATAAAATCGTCTACAACGCTTTGCCATACTTAATTGCAGAGGGTAAGCGAGGCGTAGTGCAAGTCAAGACACCAGACCAATTACCTGACGGCTTTGAGTTCAAAGACAATAAAGCCATGATGAAGTTCCAAAACGACATGCAGGCCCAAGAGAATCGTGCTACAGAGCTGATGAAAGCACTAGAGGCTCGTGCAGAGAATGAGCGTAGAGTCGAATCTGACAGAGCTGAAGCACAAAAAGTTATTAGTGAAATTAGCTCTCTACAAAAATCTGGTGAACTTCCAACTCCTAAAACTACATACGGCAAGGATGGATTCGACAACGACCCAGCAGTTCTCACTATCAACAAAGTATTAAACTATCGTGCAATGCGTGCAAGCCAAGGTGTGATGTTGTCTGTGCGAGATAGCTTGCTCTTATACAAGGCTGAACATCCTGATGAGTTTATTAAGAAAGAGGCCAAAGGCGATATCGAACGAAAGAATATCGCTAAAAAGGTAGCTGGCAATTCCAAGGCTGTCGGGACAGCCGTGAACGGCCGAGACGATAATAAACCTAATTATTACAGGCCAGGAATGAGCACCGAGGATGTGCTTGACGCTGTGCTTAACGACATGGAATAAGGAGATAAAAAATGGACAATAAAGATTTTGAAGCACAGTTGCTTGCAAGTAGCTCACAAGGTGCAGGAATTGACGGTTCTAAAAAGCTAATGGTGGACTTATTGCACGATAAGTTCGGAGCTGATGATTTAGTTAAGATTGTGAACTTTACCACGTTCAAAACAGGTTGGGTTTATTCAGACCATCGCACACTTAAGATTGAACAGCCTAATGAATTTACTCGCCGTGTATGGCAGGGTGCACAAAAAGTCCGTGTTCTTGAGCCTGGACAGTCTGTGATTGTTCCTGGTTGGGAAGCTTATGTAGCGTTGGTGCGATTCTATAAACAATATGTTGGAGAAGAGTTCTCAGGCAAAATGGGTGTTATGATGAACTCACCACAACAACAGAGCGAGTTCATCGACAAGGCATTTGGTGGTGTTTATGACCCTAATGAGCCTGAAGAGGTCAAAGACGTAAAGAAAGAAGTGGAAAAGGATTTGGGGCTTGTAGATGAAAAGCCAAAAGCTAAATAGTTTAATTGAACCTAAAAAGAACGAGCTGGCAGAACTCCAGAAGCTTTTGAAGTCTACAAGAAACCAGATAGATAGCGCTGTCGAGCAGGGTAATGATGCCCTGCTCTCGTTGTCTGATGAGTTTGAGGAGCTAGCCGAGAAAAAGCGGGGGCTTTTGAGAGAGGTGGAAGCTTTAGAATCTAGGCTTGAGGAAATAAAGAATAAGCTTGAATACACCGAAAACACATACGCGAAATATCTTAAAGTTATAAAGGAGAACAGAGGTGAATCTAAAGAATAGTAAGTTTAAGTACTTATGGAGAGCTAATTTTCAGAAGAAGACGATTACTCAACATCCAGAAGACAAATACTCTAAACATAAACCAGATGCAGACTGGAATCCTAGCTCTTTTCGAGATTTTCAGAATTACTTTGAGAAGCATCCTGATGAACTCCTAAGCTTTGAACTTGTTGGAGAGAAATCGGTTTGGACTGTTGATTTGTCTAGACCTTGGGCTCCAATGATTTATTCCGACGAGGAAGGCAGATGGGGTAGTAGCAAGCATACGCTTATCCATCGTGAGAAACGCCCTCTCAAGGATGTTAGAATTGTGTATTACAGAGAGATGGAGACAGTAGTGGTGGGCGAAACAGCTGAACCACCAAAGGTGTTGGGCTATGTAATCGGTTATCAGGGGTTGGATGAGAATGGCAACTGTCGTCAAAAGATGGTTACCGTGGTATAATTTAGAAAATAACATAAGGAGAAAATATGGCTGCAACGGCTAACTGGTATGAACAGAATGGTACAGCGACAGGAAATCCAGCCGCTGGGGTAGAAACCCCAATCTCTACTATTGAGTGGAAAAATATCGACAACGCCACTACCCCTAGAGCTTCAGCACCAGTATTAGCTGGTACGAACTCCTATGCTAAATATAATTACTTAAAGTTCTCAGGTTCATTCAACCAGATATCTGCCGTTAAGTTTGCACATACTTCTGGTAGTCTTGGAACTGGCATCGCACTGAAGAGCAAAATCACGTCTAACTATGAAACCCCTTCCACGGCTAGCTTGCCTGGAGCTACTGATATAACAAACCCTACCACGATAGGTTCTGGAGCGAGCGTGTTACTCAGCACGACTGGACCAAATGGGACCGTTACTTCTGCCTCCCAAACTACGGCTTGTTCTACACAGTACATCGTTACCCAGGTGCAAGCTTCAGGGGCTGCGAATGCTGGAGACTCTGGCACTGTTGCGTTGGTAGTGCAGTATAATGAAAACTAAGGAGATTAAATGGCATCTATTCAGAATCTTGCCTCAGGTATTCTAGCTTCAAGCATAAGCCCCACTGACGGGGTTATAGTAGTGGCTTGTGGCTCTGGAACTGAGACAGAATTGTCTAGTGTGTGGCCAGAACCGCCATTTTATATCACTGTGATGCCGTCTGCACCAGTGGCTGGTGTTTCCAACTCGCTTGATAGCGAGATTATGAAAGTTACTAGTAAATCCACTAGTGGTAGTAATGTGTTATTAGGGGTAGAGCGTGGCAAACGTGGAACTACTGCTAAAGCATTTTCACAATCTGCGATTGTTACAAATGGCGTATACATGGATGATATTTTAGATAAATTCTACCCTGTGGGGTCAATTTATCTAACTGTTAGTCTAGATACGGCTGATAAAGTAACAGAGGCGCTAGGTGGAACTTGGGTGGCTTGGGGTTCTGGTAGGGTCCCTGTGGGTGTTAATTCAGACCGATATGAATTCGAGACAGTAGAGCGTACTGGTGGTGAAATGTACCACGCATTAACAGTGCAAGAGTTGCCGAGCCACAGCCATCCAATCAGCTCTGGCTGGAGTGATGTAAACCCTGGTCGTGATGCTTACCGATACCAACGGTGGGGTGGTAGAGACTTGGGTTGGAAATGGGGCGACCTTGGTACTGGTAATACTGGTGGCGATAGGGCACATAATAACCTTCAGCCTTATATTACCTGTTATATGTATAAGAGAATTGGATAGCTAAATTGCGAGGTTATGCTATCTGCTATATGATATAATTAAAATAATATTAAGAAAGGAGTTCTAGATGGACTATAAAGAACCTGAACCTAAAGATATGCGAGGCTTTGCCTTAGATGGCGATGAAGAGCCTATTAAAGGAGTAAATGAAAATGCTTAGAGGTATAGATATTTCTAAATGGCAAGCTGTTGGAGCTGGAGACCAAGCTGCAGACTTTGCGATTATTAAAGCTACTGAAGGTTGTGGATACACAGACCCAAGTTGTGATGCGCATTATCAGAGAGCTAAGTCTCAAGGGAAGCTTCTGGGTGTTTACCACTTTGCTCGCCCTGATTTGGGTAACTCTGCTGAAGCTGAGGCGGATTGGTTTGTAGACCAAATTCAAGGCTATATTGGTGAAGCTATCCTGGTTCTTGACTGGGAAGTTCAACAGTGGCGAACTGATTGGGCTAAGGCATTCTTGGATAGGGTTTATGCTAAGACTGGCGTGAAGCCACTTATCTACATGAGTGCATCTCAATGTAACGCTTATGACTGGAGAGCTGTAGCAGAGGGTGATTATGGCCTCTGGATTGCTGGCTATCCTGCTAAGTATAATGTACCTAACCCTCCTGAACCTGCTGAGGGCGAGATACCATTTGCGACTGGAGCTTGGGGCTTCTGGGCTATCTGGCAATACTCCAGCTCTGCTGGTAGGCTTGACCGTAATGTGGCAAATATGACTAGGGAAGTTTGGATGGCTTATGCCTCTAAAAATGGTGAAGCTCCAAAACCAGCTCCAGCTTATGTTCCTGCTCCGAAACCTGACTATGTATTTTGTACCGTAGCTCGTGGAGATACTTTATCTGGTATTGCTGCAAAATATGGTACTACTTACCAAAAGATTGCCTCTGATAATGGGATTGCCAATCCTAACCTTATCTACCCAGGACAGAGGCTTGTAATTAAAAAATAAGAAAGGTTTAGTATGTTTGAAGACAAACGAATTTTACCACAGTGGTTATATGAAGGTTTAAGGTGGGTGGTTTCTATCGTGCTACCTGCTACAGCTACGCTCCTTGCAGGGCTTAATTCTGCTTGGCACTGGGGATGGCCTATTGAAGCTATCTTAGCTACATTTAGTGGCGTTACTACCTTCTTGGGGGCTTTATTCTTAGGCGCTAAAATCGTCAACGATAAATAATCTAGAAGGTCAATACAATGGCTGGAGGAGAGGAACATTACGCTGGGGCTGTTACCGTTACTGTACATTCATGTGTTAAGAACGGCGACAAATACGACTTCAATGCTAGTTTTGCTTTCAAGTGTGAAGCATTTACTGGAGCGAAGAACCCAGAGGTAACTGTTGCCTCTCCTTCTGGTTTAAGCACTAGTATTAGATGGAACGGCTATTATAGCGACCCTGTAACCAAAAGTTTTAGCCTAAAGGCTAGCCCTGGGGATGCTATCACAATCACCTCTGCATTTTGGCTTGACCCAAGCGATAGTGGCAATGATGCTTTCCTTGATAATGACCTAGTAATATATAATATCCCCACAAAAATAGAGCGAAAAGGCTCTACGTGGGGTATGACAGCCTGGGGTGGGCTGTATTTTAATGTCGGCAAAAAGATTGAGAAAAACATCAGTGGCCGTGTCCGCATTGAGAGGATTGAAAGCAAGAGTATCAACGGCAATCTACGAATCGCAAGAGACAGCCAAAGAAGCATCCTTGGCGTAGTCAGTATCGAGAAGAGTACAACAAAAAGCATTGACGGTGTTGTGAGAATATCTGGCAAAGCATCTAAAAGCATCACTGGTTCGGTGATGATAAATAATCCTAACCAAAAAATATCTTCAGCTCAAATATTCGGGGTAGTCGACATAAAGAAGGATAATCTCAAGGTAATCACTGGTAATGTAAACATCTATAGGCAAAATGTTGGTATTATTACTGGCAATGTAAACATTTATAGGATAAATGAATCGGAAATTACAGGAGCCGTTACGATAACGAAACTAGGAGTAGCTAGTATAGAAGGCGCGGTCAGGATTAGGGCTACTACCCCAGAAAAACTCCCAACAAGATGGGGAGACACTGATTTTCCGCTGCCAGAAGATTGGGGCAAACGAGATAAAGAGCCTGAAGCTTGGGGTGGCACAGAAAAAGACGCAGAAAAGTGGGATGAAGATAGCAAAACCCCTGAATCATGGAATGATACGACTAGTAAAACTCCAGAAGAATGGAAGGATGAACATAAAACAGAGGTAAAATGGTCTGATGAGGCGAAAGTATCACCAGAGAACTGGGAAGAGACCACATCCACTGCATCGGAATGGTCAAATAATGAATCTCACACACTTACTAGTTGGGAATCTTCTGATAGAGCTAGTAGTGATTGGAAAGAAGATGACCCTATGCCTGAGGAATGGCAGTATCCTTTGGTCGACAGTAATTAAAATGCTATAATAAAAACAAGGAGAATAATATTATGCTAACCTTCACCCAAAGAAAAAAGCAGACCGCCAAACTTTGCGGAATCAATTACTTAGAGCCAGAGATGGATATTATTATAAGTAACCTAAATATGGCTGATAAGCTTTTTGAGAACGCGGCACGCCGTGGATGGACAAGAAAAGAAAAAATCGCTAACCTCACCGCAGGTAAACAATACTATCAAATCGCTTCAGATATGCATCGAGTTAGTTCCGTGAGATGTAAGACCCAAACTGGTAGTGAAATCATAATCCCACTAACCGAAATCCACAGTGAACACGAGTGGGATAAACTTAACATTTACCCTGCTAAGGGTACCCCAAGCTACTACTTTATCCGAGGTAACGATGAGATTGGTTTATTCCCATGCCCAGACACTAATGTATCTGGTGGGCTTATTGTAAGTTATGAACCTCGCATTAGGGATATGGGAATCGACGACTTCACATTTAATGCTAATGTAACCCAAAATAGTGTTAATATCACCAATCCTGACCCCACTGGTTTGCCTGGTGGTTTTAAGCCGTATATGACCGAGAACTTTTGGATTAAGTCTAATAATGCTGAAGACGGCAACTGGTATAAGGTACTCTTCGATGACGGTGAATACTATGTTTCAGCCGACTTCGCCTACCTTAGATAATAAAGAACATGATATCTATCCATTAAATAACTGCGGTCGGCAAGAACAAAAGATGCTCTTTCCGACCGTAATAGTATATATCTATTAGGAATAAAGGTCATCATTAGATTATTAAAACATGCTTCTTTGCATTCTTAGGAGGCATGAATAACATACTCAAAAAAGGTTTTATACAAAATAGGTGCTACACAAGTAGTATATGTGACTACTGTAGAGTTA